GCTGGCGATATCCACGGGGTCAAGCCGCGCCCGGCGCTCAGTACCGACGTGTACGACCTCTACAAGGTCTGGTGCGCGCGTACTGGGCAGCGGCCTGGGCCCATGCCTCGACTGATCAATGCCCTGGAGCGCAAGCACAACGTGCGTGCTGGGCGGAAACGATACACCGCCGCCGATGGTGCCAAGGGTCCTCACGGCGTATTGCTGTTCCGCGGTGTCGAACTGCCGCCGGGTGAATCGGAGACCAATTGGCTCGGCGATCAGATCAGCGCCTTCAAGCGTTCGGTCAGCGTCTACAAGGGTGAGTCCTTTGACTGATCGCCGCGCCCGCCGCGACTGCACGGTCGCCTTGACGATCAGGGATGAACTGCCTGCCTCTGTGCGGTATGTGCGCCATGGTGTGCGGCATCGCGTGCGGCATCTATCCCTTGTGGCACTAGGCTGTGCGGCATGTACGGCATCCCCTCTACGTGCGGGCGTGCGCACATCTGCGCGCGCACCCGCGCACCTGCATGCGTGCGCTGTGTATCCGCACATGCCGCACAGCCGCGCTGCTGCGCCATTTGATACCGCACGACGTACCGCACCGCATACCGCACACACCTACGCGTGCGCTCGTCCTCTCTTTTTTTCGCTTGCCTTGAAAGGGGAAGTGGTAGTGGAGCCATCCCTTTGAACCTGCCTGAAACCGCCAGCTTCGCTGGCTTCGCCAACATCCTCGGCATCAAGCCCTCGGCGGTCACGGCGCTGCGCCACGCTGGCCGCCTGGTACTCACGGACGACAGCAAGCGCGTGCAGGTTGCCGCTAGCCAGCAGCGCCTGCGCGATACAGCCGACCCGAGTAAGTCCGGTGTTGTCGCTCACCACGCCGCGGAGCGCGCGTCCAAGGGGGCGGGGCAGGGCAACGCCGCCGATGCACCCGCCGGTGCCGCGCACGAGGCGGCACGTGCGGTCACTGAGCCGGCTCCTGCGCAGGATCGCGCTGGCAGCACCTACCAAGCCTCCCGCGCAGTGCGCGAGCGCTACCTCGCGATGGAGGCCAAGCGTGCCTACGAGGTCGCCATCGGCAAGCTGATGGATGCCAACGAAGTTGCCGTGGCCGTGGCCCATGCCGCCGCCACGCTGCGCACTCGCCTGGAAAGCCTACCCGATGTACTCGGCCCGCAACTGGCCGCCATCACCGACGAGGCACAAGCGCGCGCCACCTTGGCAGAAGCAATCCAGCACGCCTTGGAGGAAACCTCGCGCCAGTTCGCCAATATCGCCGAGCGGGGAGCTATATGAATTTTGCGCTAGCCAGTTGCACCCGTTTGTCGTCTTCCGACCATCGCCGGCAACGTGAATGCATAGAGCAAGAATGTCTGAGTGAAGTTCAAGAGGTCCTTGGCTTCAGCTTCGCTGATTTCATCGTCACCGTGCACGGAGTCATTGCCATTAAGTCGCACCGCATGTGCCCATGCCGCCATGTCATTCGTGATGAGCCCGATTTTTTTGAGCTCCTCGATGCGCTGGTAGAGATTTTCAGACTTGGCGACATCTCCTCGAAGAGTTTTCGTGGCCAAGTCCATAGCCTTTCTGCAGAGCATGGCGCAAGTTTCGAACCTCTTTGCAAGATGATTGTCTTCGGCTTCAACGTAGCTCTTGGCTATAGCTGCTGGAGTGTCAGCGGGCGCAGCAGGTTCGACACTTTTTGGGTATACATCGCGCACGAAAAACTGGCTTGCATCGCTCATGTTGGTGTCTTTTTGGTAGGCCATTGGCCCAACACCTCTAGTGGGGTCCGAGACTTTTACGATGATTGCGCCCGCGCACGCATTGCAGGTCATGAAGACATTGAATTCTGCACCGCTCCTTGTCGCCATTTCTCTCTGAGCGTGCGAAGTAAAGCCGGCATTCTTAGTCCCACAGTGCGGGCAGGTCGTCTTGTAATATCCGGTAGCCATTTCAACGTTCCCCAAAGCAAAGCCAAGTGTCTGGCTGATTCTATGACGCATGGTTGGATGAAAAACAAGGGCAGCGATCTGAGCGATGTGCTCATATGACTGCTGCTAGTGTTCCTCGAATCGCTTCCGCTATCGCCCGCGCATTGGCACCGCGCAAGCCGCTTACCGTCTCGCAATGGGCGGACGCGGAGCGCTTCCTGTCCAGCAAGGGCAGCGCGGAGCCGGGCCGGTGGCGTACGCACCGCAACCCGCCGCTGCGCGAACCGATGGACTGCATGAGCGCGCGCAGCTCGGTGCAGGAGGCGGTGCTCAAGTTCCCGATTCAGGACGGCAAGACCGAGACCGCGATCAACGTGCTGGGCTACACCATGGACCACAACCCGGGTCCGATCATGGTCTGCCTGCCCGGCGAGGTGAGCATGAACAAGTGGGTGGCGCAGAAGCTCAACCCGATGCTCGAGGAAACGCCGGCGGCGCAGCGCGCGCTCACCAGCGTGGCCAGCCGAGACAGTAGCAACACGCGCACCTTCAAAGACTTCGCCGGCGGTCAGCTCTACCTCGAACACGCCGGCAGCCCGAGCCGTCTGAAGTCCACCAGCGTGCGCACGCTGATCGTCGACGAGTTCGATGACTTCGCGGCGAACCTCACCAGCGGCGACGATCCGGCGGCCATGCTCGACGGCCGCACCTCTGCGTTCCCTGCGACGTACAAGCGCCTCTACATCGGCACGCCCGGCATCAAGGGCATCAGTCGTATCGATGCGAAATGGGAAATCAGCGACCAGCGCTTTTACCACGTGGCCTGTCCTGACTGCGGGCATGAGCAGCCGTTCGAGTGGAGCGGTCTGCATTGGGCGCCGGATGGCCGCCAGTGCTGGTATGTCTGTCGCGAGTGCGGCGTGTGCATCGACGAGCACCACAAGACCGCCATGATCGCCGCCGGCCGCTGGGTGCCCACGTACCCCGAGCGCAAGGTGCGGGGCTACACACTGAATTGCCTGTACTACTCCATCGGCCTTGGTCCTCGGTGGCTGGACCTGGCCAACATGTGGCGCGATGCGCAGAACGATCCGGCCAAGCTCAAGACCTTCGTCAACGACCGCCTGGCCGAAGCCTGGGAGGATCCGGCGATGCGTGCGGTCAAGCACAACGCCATCGCCGATCGCGCAGAAACCTATCGACTGCGTAGCGCGCAGCTCGGCGTGCTCGCCATCACCGCCGGCGTCGATACGCAGGACAACCGCCTGGCGGTTCACATCATCGGTTGGGGCCGGGGCTTGGCCAGCTGGACGCTCGACTACATCGAGCTGCCCGGCGATCCGGCCGAGGACAAGGTGTGGGATGACCTCACCGATCTGCTTAACCGTCCGATGGAGCATGCCGGCGGCGGTGTGCTGCGTGTGGAAGCCACTGCAATCGATGGCGGTGGTCACCGTACGGAGGCAGTCAAGCATTTCGCCCGATCGCGTCGCATCCGCCGGCCGATGGTCATCTTTGGTGCTGTCAACAACAATGCGCCGGTGCTCAGCAAAGGCAAGCTTCACGACGTCAACTGGCGCGGCCAATACGATAAGCGCGGCGTCACCATCTATCACGTTGGCACCGTGGCAGTGAAACACTTGCTCTACAGCCGCCTAAGCACGGATGCGGAAAAGCCGGCCGATGCGCGCCTGGTGCACCTCAGCGAGGATCTGCCGTCGGAATACTTCGCTGGCCTGGTATCGGAAACCTACAACCCGAGCAAAAACCGATTCGAGAAGCGCGGTGGCCCTCGCAACGAACCGCTCGACACGTGGGTGTATGCGTACGCCGCTGCCCATCATCCTGAATTGCGCTTGCACCGTCTGACAAAGTTGGACTGGGATACGCGCGAGGCTCGTCTTGCTCAAAAAGAGGGGCCTGATAAGGGCCTGAATAGTGCAACCGACCAAACGCGGCTTGAACCTCGCGAAAGTTCGGTGTCCGGACTTCCTGTGCGCGGTAGCAATAACCCTTTCGCATCTTCTGATTGGTTGAGCCGCCGGTGACCAGGCAATTCAATGTCGCCGAAGCGCTGCAAGACGAGCTGGCCGTCGCGCTGCAGGAATCGCTGGGCCTGGATTTCGATGAGGCAAGTCGGTACGCGGCACCTGTCGTGCGCCACCTGCAGCAGCGGTACGGAGGGGATGAGCTGTATATTCCGCAACCCTATATGCGGCGCAACGTCGAAGCCATCCTCGCAGCGCGCAACGCTGGCCAGCCAATCAAGAAGATCCTCAAGGATTTCAGCATCAGTCGGCGGACGTTCTATCGTCTACTTGAGTAGACGTTCCGCATTTAGTGCGATTCCTTCAATCCGAGAGCAACGGGACCGGCCAGGTCTTCGCACGTAGTTAAGCGCCCTTGATATTGATCTGAAGGACTCCGATAGCCCCTGTCTGGACCGAAATGGCACCAGCCTTACCGCTTTTCACTAAGCGCTCCACTTCGCTCTGGACCGCACTAACAGGCAAGCCAATCCAGGTTCTGGCGTATTGTCCTGGGGCGATCTCGACGCGGTTGGCTTCCTTGCGCCAATCATCATTGCGCTGGCCACGGGGACCCTCCAATTGCCAGTAATGTTCCTCGACCGTGTCGACATGCAGATCCCCCTCAATCCACCTCGTTTTCGGACCTACGATGATGGTATCGTCGCTTGCGTTACGCACCGTAATGCGAAGTTTTCGTTTGAATGAAATCTCAGCGCGGTCGTCAGTTACAAACTGGGTCTTCTCGATCACAAGCGGGTTCTTCCTTCGCCGCTGGCGGCTCCATTGGACCGCGAGGCTAATGGCCATTCCGACCGCGACTCCTAATAGGGCCGGGACCATCCAAGGTAGAGCGTTCGCCACTTTTGAGATGGCTGAAAGAGCGAGAGAAGCCGCTGCGGTCAACCACTGTAAGACTTGCCCCCTATTAGAAAACCATTTGTTCGGCACTTCCCGCCCCCAAGTTCTATCGCCAAAAAGTCGTCCGCCGACTTTATCAGCTCTCGTCCTTCTCGTGAGCAGAGCTAGACGTACCCTTATGCCGAATATTCTCCGGGCCATGCAACGCACTCGTGGAATCAGCTCAGAAGATTTTTAAACGACCTCGAGGATTCCAGCCGGCCAACGAAGAAAACTTGATAGGCTGATCCAACGGCTAAAACGGAATGTCATCGTCGTCAAATGGTTCGGGTGTCTGGTTGGTCTCGACGGGATTGAGTTTGTGCTTCGACAGAAGGTCGTTTAGTTGCTTAAGCGGATCTCCCGACGAAAGAGCCACCGAGGACGTGGCGCTATCTCGTAGTTTTTCTAAGTATGCGATTGGCATGCTTTCGACGGAAGCGATGTACTTTAGCTTTTCTAGCGCTTCGTCTGCGGAAGCTGCTCGGATTGTTGTGTCAATGAGACAGGACAACATGCGTGAGCGGGTCTTTGGCGACGAAACCAGGACTCGAAAGATGCTCTCGGCAACGCTCGTTACCGTCTTACCCTCAGCCTGAAGGCCTTGGTACTTGGAAATGAACCCATATGGGTTCAGTCCTCGGATGATAGGAATGACCAGCACACCGCGACCAACGGCAACTCCAACTTCTTGATCTGTCCAATTGCTCTCTTTGAATCCGGGCATGAGGATTGCAGCCAAGGCATCCATGGAGTAGAGCCCTGCCTCGATCTCGTCCAACCACTCTTTGGTAGGCTCAATGTCAACGTGTGCAACGAACGCTGAGACTCCGTAGTTGCGTAACGCCGCCTGCAGCAGGCCGGTCGTCTTTTTGAAGCTAGACAGGTGGCTGAGGAACAGCTTGAAATGGAAAGGCTCCCAAAACGTGGCCTCTAGTGTCGTACTTGAATCCGCGACGGTGTAGTTATGGGAGAGCTCAAGTTCATCGGCTATCCGCACAACGAGCGGATCTTTTTCATCAGAGAGTAGTTCCTTGGTGTAGACCCACTTACTGTTCACCCCCGAGGTTGGCTTCTTAGTGTCAACGCCGTGGGCTCGTAAGTAGGTGTCAATTTCGCCGTACGACATTCGGCTTTGCAGCTCTCTGCCGATGCGATCGATGAGCTCGAGTTTGTCCAGAACCTTCATGCTTTTGGCCGTCTGACTAATTAATGTGCGAATCAAAGTGTGCCAGCTTTCCGGTAACCATGGCACACGATGTCCGCGATGCTTGCGAGCATGTCCACCGCTTCCGACATGCTTGCCAGTTACCTCGCCGCCGAGTCGGCGATTCTTCGCGGTCAAAAATTCCGCTGGGGCGACCGGGAGCTAACCCGCGCCGATCTGGCCATGGTGCAAGCGGGACGCCGTGAATGGGAGCGCAAGGCTGCCGCTGAGTCACGCGGTGGTGGACGGGCCGGCGTCTCGCTGGCCAACCTTTCCGGCATGCCCATGGCGCCCGCGGGCGGCGAGGGCGATGATCCGTTGCGCGGCCGATGAGCGCGGCGAAAAAACCGGCACTCATCGAGCGCGCGATTTTCGCGCTGTCTCCATCGTGGGCGGCCAGTCGCGCACATAACCGCCTGCGCGCTCAAGCGTATGGCAACGCTTACGACGCGGTGAACCGTTCGCGCCTGCGCAAGCGGCAGCGTGACTTTGGCAGCGGCAACAACGTGGCCGGCCTGGCGCATCGGGAGCTGCGCGACATGGCGCGCAACCTCGACCGCAACCACGACCTGAGTCGCGGCATTCTCAACACGCTGGTGCGCAACGTGGTCGGCCCCACCGGCATC